GGTAAGTTAGCTGCAGATGATCCTATTGCACAAGGATTTCAAATCTTTCAAACACTGCTTTCAAACGCTCAATTACAAGGTGGTAGAGGACTTGTAGAAGAAACAAAACAAGAAGCACAACCTTATATTGAAGAAACAGTAAAGCAGGTTACACCAAAGGTACAGGAAATGACCTCTGACATTGTATCACAACTTCCAAACGTACAACCTCCTGCACCGGGAACGAGTGCTAGTATGATCAATCCGATAACGATACCAGATCCAACGACCTTGGCTCTGGCACAAACATTACAAAACAGGAGAAGAGCATGAGTTTTAAATTATCTCAAAGAAGTTTAGATAGATTAGAGGGCGTTCATCCAAGTCTTCTTTCTACTGTCGAAAAAGCCATACAATTAACGAAAGTAGATTTTGGTTGTTCTTGCGGAGTTCGCACAATTGAAGAACAAAAAGTTCTTTTAGCCAAAGGCGCAAGCACCACGATGAAATCAAAACATTTAATTCAAGAAGATGGTTATAGTCATGCAGTTGATCTTATCGCCTATCTTGAAGGACGTGTGTCTTGGGAACTCAATCTTTATGATGACATTGCAGATGCAATGAAAGAAGCCGCAGATGAACTTGATATTGGTATTGTGTGGGGAGCAGCATGGCACATAAAAGATTTACGAAGTTTTGATGGTACAATGGAAGATGCTATGAACGAATATATTGATTTAAGGCGTAGCCAGGGTAGACGGCCTTTCATCGATGGACCGCATTTTCAAATGTCTGAATAAAATGTGGATGTCCATCATGATACTTTGCGGAAGTGTTTACGCACAATCTTGTATGGTCATCACAGGAAATGATTTATATCCAAACAAGGAAGCTTGTTTTAAGAGTGCAATAGAAAAAGCTAATAAAGCTATTGAATTTCCAACTGTATATCAAGCAAAACCTTTTTGCCAAGTAATACCCGGTACTCAAAAAAGTGAAGAAGAAAAGGATACTTAAAATGATAACTAGAATTATGACTTTTTTTAAAGACAAAGGTGAAGGAACAAATTGGGATTTAGACTATGGTAAGCTTATTATCATTGCGCTTTGTATTTACATAGCACTAAAAGTCTAACCAACTTCTCCCCAATTATCACCGAGTTCTTGATCCACTTTACTTGGAACTTTCAATGGTAAACCTGTTTCCATGATTTCGGTGATTTCTTTAGCTTGTTCTTCAGAGTGAATACTAAAACACAATTCATCATGAACACTTAATAAAGGCAAGTGTCCTTTTTCATAACAATCAAGCATGGCTTTTTTGGTTTGATCAGCAGCACTTCCTTGTATTAGTTTATTTAAAGCTTTGTATGTAAAAGCTCTTCTCAATCTTTGAGGTCCATATTCGGCCATAGCTTCTTTTTTTGGTAATGCTTTATTGTAACCAAAAGTACAAGGTTCCCATAAATCAAATCTACAGCGTCTACCTAGAATGGTTCTAATCTTTCCATGTTTTTGTGCATAAACAGATATTCTATTAGCTAACCCTTTTACAAAAGGTACTTTCTCATGATATTGATCTAAAAGTTTTTTAGCATCATCAATTGTTATATCTAAAGTAGCAGCTAGTTTCCCCTGACCCATGCCATACATAATTCCTAAGTTTACTGTTTTTGCTTCAGTTCTAGTAATCCCTGCCATATCGGCAACCATTTGATGAAAATCATCATCACCTTCATGATATTTAGCTACAACTTCATCTATCAAAGGGTGTCTGTCCTCTTCATTTAATTCAGAACAATAATGAACTAATAATCTTGGCTCTTGAGAAGAATAATCAAAACTCCCCCATTTCTCTCCTAGTTCTGGTTCAAATAATCCCCTAATTAGCTTTTTAATTTCTGGATCTCTAGCCGGGATTTGTTGTAAGTTTGGGTTAGAGGAAGAAAATCGACCTGTTACAGTACCTCCGTCCTCGGACCTTAATTGATGAAACTCACAATGAATCCTATCTTTATGGGCATGATCTATGATACTATCTATAAAAGTTTTTTGAGCTTTGTTTAACTCTCTCACCTTTAATATTTTGGCTGCTATTGGATGAGGGCAAGCTTGTAAAGAAGATTTAGTAAAGGATGGCTTATTTGTTTTATCAGTTTTTTCGTAAGGTATTTTGTAATATTCAAATATTTTGGCTATACTGGTGGATACCCAAGGTTCAAGTTCGATTGATGTTTCTTTTTTAATATCTAAAAGAAGTTTTTGTTCTCTTAATAAAAAATCTTTTTTTATTAACTCTGCCTTATGTGTATTAACTTTAACACCAACTTGCTTCATATCTAAAAGAACAGGTAGAAGTTTTGTCTCCATATCAAAAATTGAAGTTACTTTCTCTCTTACAATTTCTGTTTCAAATTTTTTCCACAAATTTAAAGTTATTCGAGCATCTTGTTCTGCATAGTGACCTACGTATCTAGCAGGTAATTTCCATAAATCTTTTTTAGGATCCACACCAAAAGCTTTGGCGGCGGCTCTTAAACCTTTTTCATCCTTAGACATGGCTAAGTAATCTCTACCAAGATTATTTAAACTATAACTAAATCTATTTTCATCAAGAAGAGGAGCAGCAATCATAGTATCAATAATTCTACCTTGAACTGGTATTTTTGCCCAACGTAACCACCCTAAATCATACAAAGCATTGTGCATAATCTTTGGAATATCAGGAGTAGCCAGTTGTGCTTTGAGCCATTCTTTGACTCTTCGACCAGATATATTACCACCACCCTCATGTTTAATAGGATAATACCCAGTAAAATCTCCTGCTGCTATAGCCACACCTACAATGAAACCATCATCCCGAACCCAACCAGGTCCTTTTGTCAAAAGATTTGGATCACTAGTTTCTAAGTCTACTGCAATGTAATCACAGTTTCTCAAATCGGGGAACTCATCTGGAGCAACCCAATCAACTTCGGGCATTTCCATTTCATTCTTTAATTCATAGTGTAAAGCACTTTTAAAAAGACTATTCTGCATCCAACTCCCCACCAAGTCCTGCATACCCACAAATATCTATCCAAGAGTCTTCTTTACTATCATGCACTAACCGTGCCATTTTCGTCCCAATCATGCACAAAATAACTTCTTTAACTGTTACCTCTCTACCCATAACCACAGACCATATCTCTGCAATTCTTTTATGATTGATGTAAGCATCTCCATAATCTTTTGCTCTATCACCGTTAATAAGATTTTCGGCTTCTTTTAAAATCTCATCTCTTTTCATATGTTATACCTGTACTTTGAACCTGTTTCTATAATGTGTAATTGTTTTTTTGTTCTTGTTATTCCAGTGTAAAAAACTCTATGTTCATCATCTGGAAATTGAGTTTCTACGCAAGGGTAAGCTGACTCTGTTAATAGCATGATATTATCATCTTCTCCACCTTTCATTGCGTGTATTGTTGATAGTGTTATTCTTGGTTTCTTTACGTCTTCTCCTCTTTTTACTAGCGCTCTATAATATTGCTGCTCTTCTGGTGTCATATTAACTACTGTAGTAGATGGAGTATCTTTTGAAGCAATCAAACCATGATTTTGAACTAAATCATCATAGGATAAAATACTTTCTGGATCGATAAAATCTAAAGATTTTGCAAAACCTCTTTTAACAATTGCATTTGTTCCTTGCTTTGGAACTATTCTATAAAGCTCTTTAATAGCTGTAATAGGTAAAGATTCACCTTGAACGAGAGATTTCCATATCTCCATACCCTCTAAATAACTATAATCCAAACTTGATCTACCTCTATGCTCGAATAAATAACCGTCCTCTTGTAGGTCTTTTTTAATGCCACCAATTATTCGATTGGTTCTAGCTAGAATTGTCCATGAACCTTGATCCATATCAACATCATACCAGTGCATATGATAATTTAATTCTCCTTCTTCTTTAGTAGGAAACCAAGTTTTTGGCAAACGGTCATCAATTCTATTTACAACCTTGTTAGCAACATGATGGGCAAGTATGGGAACTCTGTAGCTTTGTTGTAAAACCTCTGTGTTATCACACATATGAATAAACTGTTCTACATTTACACCCATCCATCTATGTACTGCTTGATCATCATCTCCAGCATACCAGACTCTTTTTGCAGATCTACGCATAATTTTAATTTGCTCCCATTGTAAGGGAGTTAAATCCTGTGCTTCATCAACAATTAAAACTTCTAAATTGGGGGAGGTTCCTTGCTCAACAAAAAGTTTTATCATATCTGTAAAATCAAACTTATCGTTTTTCTTTTTATACTTTTGGTAAATTTCATTAACTTTCACAAGTAAAGGCCAACTCATTCTATAGTCTCTATTCTCATTGTATTGTTGTTCTAGACTAACACAACGTAAACTAGCCTTACCAATAGTCTCTATGTATTTATTACCCTCTTTGGCAGACGTTGGTAACAAACCATCTTCCATACTAGTGGCAGTGCCTTGATCGAATAACATCCCTAGTTCCAATCCTAATTGATTAAAATCATATCGAGATAAAATTTGATCACTATTCATACCTAACCATTGAAAACCAATGGAGTGTAAAGTTCTAAACCAGGGTACATTGTCTAAGGCAAGTCCTAACTCAGACACAGTACGCATTTTAGCTTCTTCTATAGCCTTTTTAGAAAAAGAAACAAAACCTATCTTATCAGGAGACACGCCTTTTTGTAACTCCTCTTTTACTATCTCAACAAGTCTATATGTCTTTCCACATCCCGGTGGTCCAAGCAAAAGTTTTTCAACCATCCGTTTTATCTCTTGGTCTTTTCTTTAACCAGTCTTCTACTTCTTCTTGAATCCACCTAATAGTAGAATTCTTTCTTGCATCACCAAAATGAACTGGTTTCGGGAAAGAACCCTCTTCCATCCATCTATAGATAGTTGTTCGAGAAACGTTAAGTATCTTAGCTATTTCTCCTATTTTTATATATTTGTCAGAAAGGGACATCTTCCTCAAACTCCTCTTCATTGTTAACAGGTATCTCTACCTCTGCTGATTTAAATTTGGGAACCCACCAAACTCTTATGTTTGTCCAATTCCCGTTCTCATCTTTTACTTTGTACATTCCATTACACACATTTCCATCATTCATATCTTTTAATCTTTGCTGGATTTGTGGACGATTGTATAAAGTAAAACCTCGCTGTTTTAAAAACTCTTGGAGACCTTTCATAGTGAAATAAGTCTTTTCATCTTCTGTCCAAGGTTTTCCTACTGCGAGTTCTTCTGCAAACTTTGCTCTGATTCTACTCATGCAAAAAGTTTCCAAAAGTTCTTTGAACTGACCAAAGCCAGTTAATTCTTCCGATACTTCTATTTCTGTAGCATTACTTAAAAGATCATTTACAATTGGTTGCCAATCTCCCGATTTAGTTAAAGGTGGCATAAAATTAATTTGTTCCATACAAGCACGTTGAAACTGTATAGGCATTTGTAATTGCTCTGTTGTTAGTTCTAATCTTTTGCCATCTACATCTAAAAAATATAATCTAGGATCGGACAATAAA